AATTCTGACATACTCGACGGGCAGGCATAGAGGCGATCTCATTGAATTGATTACACAATCAGTAGATCACAAAACTCCATGCCTGTCTTTTATTACCCGCATATTGCTGGGGATTCCTCAGCGCCGGAGCGGGTATTTTTTAAGGTTGTGCGATTTTTCTGTTTTTATTAGTTTGGGGTAGGCTGTGCCTTTCTGGTAGGCCAAAAGTGAATTACATGAACAATGCCTGATGAAATCGCTACCCACAAAGCGAGCAGCAGAAATGCATACCATGGGCTTACAGTCATGAGCATATCTACAGGCTTTGCAAAAAACATCAGGGTAAAGATATATATGCAGAAATACAGCATTGAGCTTCTCATTTCACCACCTGACAGCGTTGTATATTTAATGAACATGATACAATCAAGATGCTGATTTATCAATAAATATACTGTTATTTCAATCATTTTACGGCGCTTGAAAAGGTTCCGTTTGTGGACGACCTACTTGCAACCTGCTCAACGCTTTTTGTTAGCGCATCAACCGTCGGTGGATTGCTGTTCACGTTAACCGTGTTGATATGAGTGCTGTTTGAAATCTGAGGATTTCCGCCGCTTGACGCAAGTTGATATGGTCGGGAGTCTGCCATTCTTCCTTGGGTGGCATAATAATTCCTTGCCTCCCCCATATTACCCCTTACCTTTCCGGTATACTCTCGCGTTTCTTTGGGGAGCTGAGTAATGTCGCTTCCGTTTGCAATCCACTTATCAACATTTCCCATCCCCCAATTATAAGCGCGCAGGGCGTTATCAACGTTTCCGTCGTACCTTTTTAGCAACTTACGAAGATAGACCGAGGCCGCCGCCCTGGACTTCTCAGGATCAAGGCGGTCATCACCATTGCTACTGACATTAAGACCCAGCTCGCGTGCCGTAGCAGGCATAAACTGATACGCCCCGGCAGCACCGGATGATGCATTATATGCAAGCGGGTTGCCGCCTGACTCCGTCATCATGACGCCATGCAGAAGGTCATCCATCTTATCGCCAGAGTTCTGAGGTCGGCTTGATTGACCATATTGCGTTGGCTCACCAAACCCTAACATTCCTTTGATGTCGTCCCATGTCATGAATGGCTTCTGCTCACGATTAGCCATATCTACCAGATACTGACCGGTTGACTTGTTTTGACGTGCGGCTTCAGACTTCGCATTATCAACAGCTTTAGCAGCCGTTACCGCCGCAATAGCCCCCATTACAAGTGGGTTAGAGCGCAACCCTGCAGCCAGCAACAGCAAAAGCGCATTCGCACCCCCGACAGAATCCGTCAGTTTTTTAACCGAATCAGCCGCATCGCGGAAGAAGCCGATAATGTCGCCATGGTGAGCGCGTATCCACGCACCGAAGTCTTTCAGCGCACTCATAACCTCCGGCGCGAACGCAATGGCTAAATCCTGTCGTAGCCGGTCAAATTCGGAGTCAAGTTGGCCCAAGGTGACAAGCAGATTTTCCTGCTCCCTTACCTGCTGTGCGGTGATGTTCGACTTTTTGGTTTCCGAATCCACAAGCAACTTGAGCTCACCTGATTTTATTTTTGCCGCATCTGTAGGGTCAAAGCCAACGGCAGCCATCACCTGCATCAGGTTGTCCTGAGAGTGATTTTTACCGTAGCGTGTGAACTCTGTCAGCGCCTTATTTGGGTCGCCCAGATTGTTAATATTAAGGCCGGTGCGCGCGCCAATCGTCATCAGATTCTGTGCTGCACCGGTAAGGCCGCCGAAGATAGTCGGATCAGCAATGTTCGCCAGCGCCATGCGAGCACCACCAGAAGCCGAGATAAACGCATCGCCATTCAGCCCTGCCTGCTTAAATCCGCGCTGCATACCGAACATCTTGTTCACGTCTGAGCCGAAAAACTTAGCCTGGTTACTGGCGCGAACGATTTCGTTGGAGGTAGAGGTAAAAAGTTGCTTAATGCCGTAAAGCCCGGCACCGATACCCAGAAAGCCAGCCGCAGCGGCTGTCACCCCGCGAAAGGACGATACGGCCGCATTTCCGAACTGAGAGAAATCAGCAGCGCTGGATTTAAGGGTTCGGTTGATGTTTTTACCGGTGCGGTCGAACTCCTTTTCCAGGCTGGCAACTTCATCCTTAACCTTCTTTTTGCCATTCAGGAACTCATCGGCTTTGACGGTTACCTTGTAGGCCAACTCCTGAATGATCATTGGCTCTCCTGATGCTTATGCCATACGCGCTGGTTGAAGTTTTCGACAGAAATAATCTCCAGAAGGTTATACATATCCTTAACGGATAATTTCTCCTGGAGTTCGGTATAACTGGCTTTGCCAGAGCGGATGATCGCGTTGACGTCCTGCGAGATGTTGACGGTTGAAACCAGTTTTGCCGGAAGAGAATCCTCCTCAAGGTAGGGGTACTTTACTCTCCGGCGATGGTTAAAAAATCAAAGTTAAGCTTAAACACCTGGTCCATCAATGTGCGAATTGTGGTGACCTCTTCAAAGTCAATCGACTTCACTGCACGCATCTGGCTTTTACCTTCGTGCGTGATGACAATCTGAACCGTATCCATCAGGCGGTCACGCAACTGGCGTGAAACCTCCGGTGATGAGGCGGATAATACGCTCAGACCGACCGTAGCAAGACCAGCGCACCCCATTGAAATCACGTCGGCAGGGATAGAGGAGAAATCAGCGTCACCCATGGCGCGGAAAATATCCTGAGCCATCTCGTCGGCGCTCCATGCCGACATTTCAGTGATGATGAACTCTTTCCCTTTGTCTCGGTTATCGTCCTGAACGATGTAAGGGACTTCTCTGCGAGCCATCAGATTGCGCTCCCCGTGATTGTCTCAAAGTGAAACACTGCCGGGCGAGCCTGAAGCACGCGCCTTCCAGGTGGAAGAGGAGGCAGGCTGTAAAGAACTCCGTTAACCATGTTGTATTTCCTGCCAATCGCCGGGATTGTCAGCACTGCATTGCACGCAAACGCGCTTACTGCGGCGCGCTCTGCTGCCGTCCAGTCTTCCATCATGGATATGGAGCTGGATGTTGGCATGAGATTGATGGTGAATTCAGCGGGGTTGAAGATAAAGCCTGCGTGGTATTTACCATCCGCAGACATCATGTCTTCTTTGTTCTGCAAAGCGCCGGTTTCAAACATGTTGTCTGCAGAATAATCATCAACGTCGAAGCCGCCGGGATAGAACGCTGGTACGACAATGCGCAGTTTCGAGTTAGCACTTGTGATGTCTAATGGCATTTTTGTCGTCCTTAAAGAATGGCGGTTGAAGACATGTTGATACTCTGGATTAAGCCACCGTCTACGTAGTAGAAAATGACGCCTTGCAGGTCACGCGCAAGACGCGCTGAGCCTGTCTGAGTCGGGATATATAGGAACCATCCCTGTGAATAGAGCGTGGCTGAGATATCCTTGCCGACTGTGTTATTGACGATGCGGATTTGAGCCTGGTCCAGCACTACCCCACGCTGAATGGCACCAAAGTTAAGCGCCTGCTCAGCCACATCAATGACGGCAGCAGACACAGCGGCATAACCTGCGCTGTTGAAAGAATAAGACTGGTCGCTTGTAAAAAGATTGGTAAATGCACTTACCAGGTTAGCGTTAATCCATACCTGATTCACAAAGGTGTCGAGCCATACAAATTTGCCAGTGATCGCTCCATCTGAAGTGTATTGCTTCATGGTCTTATTCTGACCATATGAGCCGTAGTAGTTATAACCGTTTGACTCTAATGCGTTAGCTGTAGCCAAATCACTAACGTTTGGTGACAGGCCAGAGAAACCACGAAACTTAAATGAGATTCGACCATTGGTTCGGGCAAAGTTAATGGACGCTGAGAATGCCAGCACGGCCGCCGCATACTGGTAACTACCATATACCGGGAAGATATTCTCATAACCGTTGGCAACCACGACCTTTTGCACAAAGCAGTTTTGGTTATTGGCAATCGTGCCAAGGTTGGTGGTGTCGTGCAGCACATAACCAAAGCGGTTTTTACTCGCGCTGGCCCATGCGCAAAGCAGTGTTTTTTGCGCGTCGGTGAGCTCTACTACAGAGCTGAACAAAACCCAGTTTTGATTGACGTTAACCACATTGTTCATGGTGTCTGTCATCGATGTGGCAACAGCGCCAGGTGAAACAATTGCGGCAGCGTCCTGTGTAAGCAACAGTGCGTTGGCAAGAGGGCCGGCTGTCGCATATGAAACCGCGCTTGACGTGCCAGTTGTTGCTGACCGAATGATGAACCGGTTAGCCAGCGGTAACCACTCAACATCAACCTTGGTTGCGCCGATCCCGGCCTCAAGTTTTGCGGCAATATCAGAAAAACTGGTTGCTGTAGAAAGTGAGATTGATGCGCTGGTTACGGATGTGCCGTCTACTGACAGAGTGATGGTGCCAGCAGGAACTGCCTGAAGTGTAGCAAGCTGTACGCCTTTAAGATTACCTGACAGCAGATAACCTGCGGCATCGGCTGTTACGATTCGGTTAAACAACAGTTCACCTGGAATCACAGATGAGTTGTCATAGCCACTGAAATACTGTTGAGCAGCCAGATACTCTTTTGATGTGCTGCCCATCATGGCCGCCACGTCAGCAGTGGTGAAATAGCTTGCCACCGCGCCAACCGGTACAAGCTCGTTATCGGTAAGGATCAGGCCGTTCGCGTCTACCGCAGAACCTGCAGGAGTAACGACATTGGGCGTGATGGAAAAGTCTTTAGATAATGGAATAGTCATATATCAACCTGTTGAGTGGTAATTTCTGCCTTGTCGAAGTAGTCCTGCGGGAGCGACACGGTAATATGGGCCTGAAGCGACAGAGTGACGATGTATCTCTCTTGCCACTGTTTTTCGGCGTTAATCATCGGAGCCTGAATTGCTGCAGATGCAAAGAGAGGAGCCAGCCTTGCGTCGATGGATTTAATCTTTTCGTAACCAAAGCTGCTTGAGAACAGGGTTTCCAGCGTTACAGCCCTGTCGCCAGCGCCAGCACCATAGATATCCACCTGAATATCGGCCTGCCTGACCTCTGTGTAACCCATAGAGCTGGTTGCGGGGCTGCCGGTATCCTGTCTAATATCTCTCGTTGTGGATAAGCGGGTGAACCTCAGAGGAGTCATGATGCAAAACTTCCCCTTAAGCATCGGAACCCTGTCAGCCTGAGCCTGCTGGACTGTTCCACACAATGGCTCAACAAAATCAGCCAACGTGTCGATGATGTTGTCTATGGTGTAATCGTTCATGTATCCACCTGAAGGCAAACCAACAGTCTCGACCAATCCGGCCATAGTTCTAATGGCTCAATGACCAGCCATGTTTTTCCTTCAATAATGAACAGGTCGCCGCCCTTCTGCATTTCTCGGTTAACGCTGTAAAAGTTGCCGTTAACGTGAATTGACTTGAACAATCCCTGAATGTTCAGGCCGTCTACATGCTGAAGATCTCCCTTTGAAAGAGGCTGAAGCTGGATCGTGATAGTTTCGTCAGGTGCATATAGGGGTACTGGTTTTCGACCAGGGCCGATAGTTTCACCTATATAACGGCGGACAACGGCTGTGATGTTAGGATTGACGCCACGAATGCCACTATTGGCTATCTTGTGAAGGTTCAATGTCTGCCACCTCGTAGTTGACGTCACCAATCATCACCTTACTGTCAACGAGAGGCTTGGTAGATTCTGTGGGACGCTCTTTTCGGGTTCGCCTGATATGGAGTGTCACAGGGGATAGCGGTGGCTCAAGCAGCGTTGCAATGGACTCCTGAACGTCACCTTGTATTTTTGCGCCTATCAGCTCGAGAACCTGAGCAACCGGATAGCCAGCACGGATGCCACGACCTACCGCTTCAGACCACTCCTTTTCATGCATAGCTATGGCATTTCGGAAAAATGGCCTTGGAGGCTGACGTTCTTGCGGAACTCCGTATTCGTTATATGCAGCAACTTCTGCTACAGAGGTGCCATCCGGATATGTTGCGCCATCAACAAAACCGACTTTCACCTGCTTTGATTCAAGCTGTTTTGCCACATTGTCCAGAAACAACTCAATAGCATCAGCCATAAGGGCTCCCCGGGTAATAGGTTGCCATGCGGTAGAATTTCGTCGCCTGCCAGAAGTCCATGCCGTAAGGTGACTGAGTGAACCACGTGCTACCCGCGCTCATCGCTCCCAAATCAAAGGAAGCAGAAGCACTTCCTTCGGATGCTGATGACAGACGACCCACCATGCCGGTACCGCCGTTACCTGCGGCATCACCAAATCTCATGTAAGCCAGATGGGCCATGAGCAGATAGAGAAGCCTCTCCCGCTTTAATGGGTCAATGACTAACGAGTAATTGGTGTTGTCGAGGTAGTCGGTGGAAAGTTCGAACAGGAGGGTAATCTGTGCATCAGTCAGGCCGTCAAACTCAGGAAACATGGCGCGGAACTTGATGATATCAAGAACCACAATTGCCATGGTTAATCCTTGTCTGGATTGGTCGTTTGCTTGTTCGGGTCAAGCTGCTCAAGGCCGGTCTTCTGGTCTTTACGCTCTTCGGAGGCATCTTTAGCAGACTTCTCGTCAGTCACTGCAAACACGATGCCGTTTTTAATCAGCAACTGGTCAGCGAAGGTTTTCTCAAATCCTTCCCACAAGTCAGCAGGCACATCGCGAGTGATGCCAAAACCGTTAATCAGCAATGAATCGTTGGTCCCTGCCAGCGTCATGCTCTGGCCTTCATGGCTGATTGTCAGGCCAGCAGGTAACTTGCAGCCAACAACATAAGAGCCGGTGGATTTAACTTTCTTGCCGCCCTTTGACTTCTGTGCCGACTCTGCCTGTGCTGATTCACTCTGATCCACTACATCACTACTTTCACCCGTCTGGATGTCATTTTCGTTAAAATCTGGCATTTTAATCTCCAATTAGAAGGGCCCATTGCTGAGCCATTGATCATGCACCCAGCATTTGTGCGAACAGGAAAGGTTGAGTGATCACAGCGCCATAAGTGGTGCCGGAGTATTTCTGTTTGTAGGAAGACACTTCAGTAACCAGCGGGTGAGCACGGAGTTTCTCGCTGTAGGCCATAAAGCCAACTTCCTGACCCTGAGCGCTTTCAACAAACATCTGGATCAGCTCGCCTGCAGCAGTGCTGTATTGCGGGGCTGTCTCGATGCGCATGTTAGGAAAGGCTTTCTTCAGCATATCTTCCAGTGAAGTAGCGAAGATTTCATTCGCAGACTTCAGGTATACGCTGAGGCGGTTTGACATCCCCAGAACGAGGTTAGATGACATGTCCACGCCATCACCAACGATACCGTTAGTGCGCGCCACCAGATCGCCATACAGCGCCAGGATGTCGTTGTAACGGTCTACAACGGCTTTGTCTTTCCACTGCACCTTGCCGCCAACGTTAAGCGGAGTGATTGGTGCTGGAAGTGCCGGGTCGTTCAACAGGCCGTAGTTACGCAGACCGGCAACACCGTAGAAATAAAATTTGTTCTGGTCCTGATCGAGCACATTAACTGCTGCGCGCTGTTTCTTGGCCGCGTATGGCAGCATTGCCAGACCGTAGCGTTCCTGCTCCAGTTCGCCATAAGTAACCATTGTCTGGTAGCGGTATACGTCACGGTTTTCCCATGAATTGGTAACCTGCACACCGCCCTGCTCGCTGTAGTCGTCATACGCCACAGTGTCACCGGTTTCTTCGATGCGTTGAATCATGAAGCTGTCCTGAGCCCATGAACCGCGTTTTTCTTCACGCCCCAGAATTGAAACTGCACGATTAGGCGTGAACAGCGTTTCGACAATGGTCGGATCGATGAAGGTTGAAACGATGGCCGGAATACCGCCGTTAGGAGGCAATACGGGCTGCGGGTCGGCATCCATCGCCAGGCGGCTGACTGACGCCGGGAAGCTAATACCCTGGGCGTTAGCAACCTGAATGAAGTCCTTAAAGGTTGGTTTTGACATTATACTTTGCTCCAGGTGGAAATGATGATCAGGTTGCCTACTGCCGCGCCGTGTGAAACGTACCAGTCAGTCTCGACGTAACCAGTAACGGTCGCGCCTGCTGCGCCGGTGGCGATTGTGCCGTCAGTCACGCTGGCGAAAACCTTCTGGCCTTCAGTGGCTACAGTTGAGGATTTAGCCCAGAAATCACCGCCAACTTTTGGTGAAATCTCAGCGCCGCCACGAATGAGCATGCTGTTACTCAGTCCGTAGCCGATGATTGCCTGACCAAGGTTCTGGATGAAGCCAACCGGTTTGGTTGTTGCTGACGGAGCCACGTTGGTGACAATGGTCGGGTCAGTTGCGTCACGGAACACGAATGTCGCGATGGTTACTCCGGCGGCGGCAGCTTTAAACGCGCCAGGGCCGCCAGCAGCAGCGATAATCGGAGAAGTTGAAGCGGGATGGCCTACCTGACCAACACCGCGATACATGCCTACTGATTGCTGAAACATTATTTACCCCCGCGAATCATTTTCATAACATCGGATTTGGTGTCACCGCTCACGAATTGAGGGGCAGAGTCTTGAGCCATAGCAGCCGGACGGGCATAAGCTTTGAATACCGAGCTAAGTGCTGAGGCAGGAAGTGTTGCGTGGTCATCGCAGCCTAATTGCTTCAGAGCAGTGCGATATACCTCTTCAGCGCTGTCACAGGCCAGTTCACCCACAACCGGACGAACATCACGTTCAGCCTGACGAAGAGCTGTGAATCGGGCTTCTACGCCTTTAATAGCTGCATCCATCGCTAAGCGACTGTCATTAGCCATTTTCTCTTTGTCCTTTTTATCTTTCTCTTCGTCTTCGTCTTCGTCTTCCGCTTTTTTATCTTTCTTATCCTTTACGTCATCATCTTCATCATCGGCGCGACGGTCTTTCTCGCGGTCTTTGTTCTCGCGCTCTTCACGCTCTTTCAGCTCACGTTTTTCGCGTGCGAGGCGCTCAGCTTCAGACTCGTTGTCTTTCTCTGCCTGAGTGGCATCGTCTTTAATGACCTTGCTGACTTCTTTCTTCACTTCTTCAGGGTCTGCATCGCTTGCCAGTTTCGGCAGAATGTAGGCCCACAGCTTGTCTAATTTGGACATTATTTTGGTTCCTATGGAGGGTTTGGAGTCATAAACAAACACGTCGGGGCCAGCCCGACCACTTGGCACGATTGCCACGTGATTACAAACGATGTCGCGCATAACTCCATCGTATGCCTCTCCCTCGTACTCGCCTGGCGTCATATCGAGCCGGTAGCGGTAGGAGGATGAATTTTCTTTTTGTCGCTCAGTCTCAATACCCATGATGGAATCGACGTCCCATATGACCATTGAGTTATTCAGGTAGGTGCCGTCAAAATCCGCGCACTCTCCCGTTGATCCAATAATTGCGTCTTTGGGTGGGTTAAGGACACTTACTCCGATATGCCGGTTAAGGATGGGCTTGTTGTTGAAGGTGCTGACAGCTTTTCTTAATTCTTCAGGGTCACGCAGTAACCGGTATGCCCTTTCTGGTTCGAGCCCAAGCGCTTCTGAGTTGGGGATTTCCTTGCCGTAGTAAACGCACACATTCGCCTTGCTGATGGGCGTCTTGCTTACGTGAAGCATCCCGTCGGCGTCGTACCTGCGAACGCTGGCCTTATCAAAGGCAAACTTCACATCGTTCATGCTGTTACCTTTCTTCAGGCAATAAAAAGGCCACCTAAGTGACCTTGATGTTTTGTTATCGCTAAAACGGCAGTACTGGTTTCCAGACACAACCGCAATTGGTTAATTGCCCCGGCATGATGTACTCACCATCAATCAGGCAACCTTCAGATAGTTTAAAGCGCTTACGCTCTTTGCCGGCCTTCACATGGCTCTGACGAGGCTTATGTCCGCCACCGCTATGCACCCATTCGGCCTCAACTATACCTGCTGCCTGCTGCCTTGCTGCTGACAGGGCACTGGTTGCTTTGCGGGTCTGGTCGCGGGCAATGAACTCTGCTCTGCGCCGTGTAATGCCGTGCCGCTTGCCGAAACTAGCTTCAATCTCATCTGCAAGCTGTTTGCGGTCGCCGCCCTTTGCCACAGCCCGATATACCATCCCCTCAACTTCGGTGAAGTATTTTTCTGGGATAGAGCGAATAAGTGACACATTCTCAGCAATGATGGCATCTACCTTTTCGGTCATTGCCGATGTCCACTGCATGTTGATGGTTAGCGACTCCTGGCGAGCTGATGCCAACAAACCGCGATCAACAGCCGCCTCAGTCTTCTTAACCATCTCGTCTGATATCGGCGTGGCTTTACTGACAAACGCATCCACCCATTTTCGGGCCAGCGCATCGATAGTGCGCTTTACCAACTGAACAGGGTTGGCATCCATTGCCAGCTGAGAGTCCTCAGCCAGTGGGTTGCTACGTATGATGTCCAGTACCACCTGCTTAACGTCATTATTCATCTCGCGGATTTCGGCGAGCAATTCACGCTGATACCACTTAATATTTCCGGCGTTATAGTTGACTGCCTTCAGGCTCTTCGTCTTCTTCCGGCTCATAATCACCATCCAGCGTTTCGAATCCGGCGTTCTCTATGCCCTTGAGCGCCTCGCGTGCCTCTTCAGAGCTAACAAGTTGACTGTCAGCAGCAATAGCAACGGTCTCTACGCGCACCTTGGCAATCTCAGCGCGCTCTTTTTCACTGATTTCATCCAGAGGTCGGAACTCAAAGTAAATGTCATCATTGATAGCGCCAAACTCCGACAACTGAATCATCTTGAAGATGTTCTCCAGAGGTCGTCTCATTTCCCCATCCTGATAACCAGAAACAGTCTCATGCCATGTAGCCAGCTCCGAATCGCCAGATGCATTTAGTCCAGCGGGCGCGTTGCCCAGCAACTTAAGGTTTGTGATGCGCGCTGGCATGCAAAGCTGATCCTGATAGTTCGACAGGAGATTTGACAGGTCACTTAGTGACGTCTGCATATGCAGCAAGTCTTCTTCATTATCGAGTGCCCATATGCCGAAGTTATCCTGATATTGTGTAAAAAGCTTGATGCGCTTGTCGAACTGACCCGGTTCCTGCAATCTAGCGCCCATGTCAGTTTTGAGAGCCCGCATACGCAGCGTGCGGAGAATCTTTATCACGTTCTTCTTGGCATCCCGCCAGTCTGTAACGTAATCCTCCATCAACTGAGTGAGCGACAAGCCGCCGAAGTTGTAAGCAGGCTTAAGGATATCGGGAACCGGTCGGCTGACGATATCCATAAAGCGCGATTCATGAACCGTATCTCCCATCACGAACCATGCCTGAGGACGGTAGAATCCTTCCTGCAAAGGCCAGCGAGTGTTATACATCGCAGGATATACCCAAGTAGGGTCTACGACTCGCAAGCCCTTCAGTGAGCCTTTGGTAATCTTTCGCGGGTCTAGAAACAGCGGCTTGCTAAGTTCTTCACCCATCGCCCCGGTATCAATGTAGATATGCGCCACGCCAAACATTGAGTCCTGACGAACTGCTTCGTGCATCAGGCGCTTAACGTCGTACTTCTCCAGCGCGCGTTCCATCTCGTCAATCGCGGGGTCATGGTCGCCTTCCTTTCGGCTTTTGACCTCAATCCAGTTGCGTGTCATCTCGTCAGCAAACACGCTGTGCATGTTGGCGTATTCGACCTGCTGTGACATGGCAGCCAGCGCGGGATATCCACGGAAACCGGAATACTCAGTACCGGCATACATGGCATTGATCACCTCGTAAGGTGTCGCATCCATGGCAAACGTAGCCTTCTCTCTTCCGGCAGGAATAACGCCCGGCAATGGCTCATAGGTTTTAAACTCAGCCAAAGGCGCAGCATCATTAGCAACCGATGCCGCCTCAAGGTGAACATCACTGATTCTTGCTGGCTCCCGGCGAGGTGCCTGTGCGGCTTTACGTCTTGTCATTGAAGTATCTCGTCAGGGATGTGGAATGGCTTGTGAACCGGCGCAAAGGCCATAATCAGCGAGTCAGCCATGTTCGGCGAGGGTATACCGCGCTTCTTCATGTCCTTTTTGCTCTCAACCTTCACGCGCCCGTTATTGTCGTAATCAACCCATGGGCGCGACAGTTCAGCCTTAAGGTATTCAAGTTGCTTGATGCCGGATGAAAGACTAATTAGCTGATCGTCGCTAAACTGCTTCACAAACTCAGTATCTTTTGGGTTGGCCTCAAGGTGCTTGATAACGCGCCATGTGTTATAGAAACGGTCACGCACACCCCACCATGCCTGAGCTTTGATGTTTGAGAACATGTCTTTATTGGTCTTACCGTCTGCGTATTTCGCATCAGGCTTAAACACTGACTCTCCGGCATTGAATCCGGTGGCAGGAATCCGACACACGCGCTTCAGGTGGGCTTTAACGCCTGCACCCACACCAATTGAGTCGTAAACAATCTCACCCGCCCTGACCTCTTCAGCGTAGTTTTTAACACGGTCAGCAGAAGTGATTACGTCGCCCTTGTTCCATTGATTGCAGTCAAGCACGACAGAGCCATGGGCCAGCGTGGTGGCGTTACTGTCCTCACCTTCATCGGCAACGTCGAAGCCGACGCGCTTACGACCGGTAGGTTTAAATCCGATTTTCAGGTGAGCATCAATTGCCGCAGCAATCCATGATGGTTTGATGATTGCCATATCGCTGTCTGCAACCGGCTCACCTTCCCAGATATGCAAATAAAGGTCGTAGTCGCGTTCTTTGCACTCAGCCATTTGGACTGGCAACGGAGACTCATGGAAAAACGGGTTATTGTTGTAATTCGCTTTCAGCACTATTGCGCCGGCAGGCGGATTAACGATGAAGCGCTGGTATGTGTCGTCGAGAATGTTCTTGGGGTTAAAGCTGACCCAAATCTCTGAGTGCTTATCACCACGAATTGAAGGTATCAGAACATCCCATGAATCCTTCGTTACGGCCTCAGCCTCTTCCACCCAGCAGATACCAACGCCCTGGATAGACTTGATCTTGGTGACGTTGTTCTTGATGCCGGAGAACACAAAGCTCGCGCCGGTAGCGAGGTGGATGATCGTGTTTTTCTGGATATCGAACTCATGCGAGTAGTGAAGGCGATCAATAGTCTCGCAAAGCAGCTTGTGCACGGAATCGCTGATAGAGCCCTGAAACTCACGCGTGCAGAGAATAACTGTTTTAATGCGGCGGGAAATCTCGACTGCAAGCTCGGCAAAGAAATATGACTTACCACTTCCCCTTCCACCGTAAGCCACTTTGTAAGGTGCGCTCTCAGCGAAAGGGCGAAAGTGTGGGTTAGCCATTGAATATATCCTTGATAGAGCGAGTCTCGACCGTTACGCCACCGCTAATTTCTGTTTTCTCTTTGAACGCCTGAACGTCAACATGCTTGCCGAGCAACTCAAGGTTTTTCACCTTGTCAGGCCATTTAATCTTTTTCAGGAATCCAGGTTCATCCCCTGACATCTCTGTAACGTCCATGCCGGATAAGGTTGTGCGCCACGTCTTGGGCCAGTCCTTGATAGGCTTCAGCTCACCGTTAGGCAGCAGGATGTCGAGAACGTCCATCTGATCAATCTCAACCAGGCGACGAAGCACGTAGGCGGCATCAATGCCGACCTGGTCATTTCTGACTGCCTTGAGTTCGCCTATCCGTTGCTGGACCATGACATTTGATAACAGTCTGCTTGACTGTTCCTGAGCGGTCTTAGCGCTGTATCCCGCCCTGATGGCTGCCTGAGTGGCATTGAGGTCAACTATGAACTCACGGGCAAACAGCTCTTGTTTGTCGGTGAGCTTTGCCATGTTATTTACCGAGGTTGCATGTTTTCGTACTGGAAGGTCAGCTCGACTGATTCAGCAAGGCGAGGATTAACAATTACAGAGACTGCTTCACTTCCGTCTGCTTTTTCAGATAACCAAACCGGAAAGTTCTCATCAGTCTTGTTCGGTGGGGATTTTGTCCATCCACTTACTTCTCTTCCGCCAGGGTAAGTCGCTTTGACATTTACCTGCTTAATGATTTCATTAGCCATTACATCAATCCCGCAGTTCGTGCCTTCGCAAGCAGCGCATTAAAGTCTGCAAGTAGGCCAGCAACATCAGTTGCAGTTGAATCTGCCTGAGCAGCCATTTTCTTTACGCCGCCGATAGTTGACGTGGTCGCAGCAGGCAGAACATATCCGCCGCCGGTGACATCTGCCATCGTGGCAACTTCGACCGTTTTACCCGATTGTGCATATACGCGTTCAGTCATTTTTAGAGTTTCCTGCTGGATTGATGGATATAACCGGTCAACGTATCCGGTTCCATGGATTAACATATGCAACATCAAGAAGCCGGTCGCGCCCGTGGTTAGGGTGAAACCTGAACTCTTGGTTTGCTTTCTCTCTCGCTGCTGCTGCGGCATCAACCGAATTAAACAAGCCAAGAGAAATTTGTCTTCCATCATGTGTAATGGTTGCCCGCCATTTTCCGCTTCGTCTATCAAGCTGGACGCCGTTAACGCCAGAAGTATTTCTGCTATGCATCGACTGGTTACGTTGATTCTGTTCACCAGTGACAAGCCTGAGATTAACGATTCGGTTGTCATGCCGAAGATGGTTTATGTGGTCGATAGATAATTCAGCAGGAATGCTACCGTTAGCGAACACCCATACGGCCCGATGTGCCGGCATATTCAATCCACAAGCGTTGATTTTGATATAGCCATCTTTGCCGGTTGCGCTTAACGCTTTCCCTGAGAACTGTGCATTCCACATCTTGTGGGTAAAATCGCTGCTGAATTTATCCCGACCCCTGGGAAGGTATGTAAGCTCGCCTGTCTCCGTGTTGCAGGCAAATACCTCCGACAATTCGGATAATAAATGATCCATTGCTTTTCCTTTCGGTGGTGAGCCTAAGTTCACGCGGATAAAAGCAGCCCACAGAGTGAAAGCATTACTGCTTACCCCATAGACTCACCCCGCAAGGCTCTGTGGATTATTGCCCCGTGACGGGCATTTAGAGTTTTATTCTGGATGGGTTTGAGTTAGTGATTATTTGGATTGGTCTTTTCGAGACCTCCAGCCGATGATTAATCGTATTTATGCTGAAAAGTGAACTCAATAAATGCAATTTTCAGCACAATCT